AAGAATTACGTTATATCGATCCACGTAAGATTCGTAAAGTACGTGAGATTAAAAAAGGTAAAGACCCTAAGACTGGTGCTCTAATCATCGAATCGATGGCTGAGTATTATGTCTACAACGACAAGGGTACTACGACACAAACATATACTAGCGCAGTAAATTCTGGTCTAAGAATTGCGCCTGATGCGATTCTAAATGTAAACTCAGGTTTGATGGATGCTAAAAACACATTCGTCATTTCATACTTACATAAAGCAATCAAACCTCTGAATCAGTTGCGTATGATTGAAGATGCGGTTGTTATTTACCGTGTTTCAAGAGCACCAGAGCGAAGAGTATTCTACATCGATGTAGGTAACTTACCAAAAGGTAAAGCAGAACAATACCTACGTGATGTAATGATTAAGTATAAAAATAAAATTGTTTACGATGCATCAACTGGAGAAATTCGTGATGAGCGTAAACATCTATCAATGCTTGAAGACTACCTCGCCGTGAAGGTGGTAAAGGCACAGAGATTACTACACTACCAGCAGGTCAGAATTTAGGTGAACTTGCTGACGTTGTTTACTTTAGACAAAAACTTTTAAACTCACTTAACGTACCAATCTCTCGCTTAGAACCACAGCAAGGCGGTATGATTGGTGTTGGTAAGACAACAGAAGTTACTCGTGATGAAGTTAAATTCACACAATTTATCGATAGACTTCGTAATAAGTTTTCTCAGATATTCGATAAAGCATTAGGTACTCAACTCGTTCTTAAAGGTATATGTACTAAAGATGAGTGGGATGAATTCAAAGAAAATATCTATTATGATTTCATAAAAGATAATAACTTCAATGAAATGCGCGATGCAGAACTGTTGCGCGAAAGAGTTAGTCTGTTGAGTGTTGTTGATCCTTATGTTGGTCGCTACTACTCAGCAGAATGGGTAAGAAGAAACGTTCTACAAATGTCTGATGAAGATATTTCTAGAATCGATAAACAGATCAAAAAAGAATCAGAATTAGGTGTTGGTGGTCCTACTATGCCACCACAGCCAGAACAGCCACAACAAGAGCAGGTTGATCCTGAGCAGTATCCTCCTGAAGATAATACTGTAGATGATAAATCTCAAGAATCAGATACACCTGACTTAGATGCTGAAGTGGAGAAGTATACATCATTGCTAAATAAAGGTAAAGGAAAATAAATGGAAACCTCTAAATTTATAGACGATCTTATTGCAGGTAATGCAGCTACTGCAAAAGAATCTTTAAACGATTTGCTTTCACAAAAAGCATTCTCTGCACTTGAAGATCGTAAAGTTGAAATTGCACAATCGATTTATGCAAATCAAGATTCAGATATTGAAGATGAGCAAGATGAAGAACAAGAAGAAACAATCGAAGACGAAACTGCATGAAAACTTTAAAAGATTTTAGACCTCAACTTGTAGAAGAAGAAAAATCAGACTATTCAAAGTTTGATGTTTTAGTACGTGCAGGGCTTGCTAACAAAGCACAGATGCAACGTATTCATAGCATTTTGGATAGAATGCAGGAAGAAAAACCTACATTCAGTAATGCCGATAGAGCAATTATTCAAAATCTCTTTAATCGAATGGTTGATCTAATCTCTAATAATAAACAAATCTATATGCAGGCTCGTAGATCGATTAAAGAAGAAGTTGATGAATTGGATGAAGCTAGATCATCAGATTCACCAAACGATCCTCCATATGTTCTAGTGCTTAGAAGAAAAGCGATTCGTTTATATCCTGATGGCGGTAGAGTTGCTTTGTACTATACCCCACAAATCGATAAGTATTTTTCTGTACCTTATAGCTTTGGTGCAGACACAGTTGTTCAAGCTGAAGAAGTAGAATCTATCGATGAACTATCTTCAGATTTATTGTCTCGCTATAAAGAAAAAGCTAAGAAGTCTGCGGCTGATTTAAATGCTCAAGGCAAGTATAAACAAGCCAACGATAGAACATTAAATGTTATGAGAGCAACAGGTAAGCAAATCGAGAAGACTACTGCGAGTATTCGTAAACATTTAAACAAAGAAGAAACACAAATTGAAGAAGCCGTGATGGATCAATTACACAAGATTGTTGCGGGTAAGCAAGCACAGTCTGTTAAATTTGCATCAGGTCATACCCGTAAAGTAGATCACTTCACAGCATCTGCTATTACACAGGTACATAAATCATTGAATGATGAGAACAAAAAGAAGTTTGCTGATATGGTACACAAGTCACCAGCACACTTGATGAAAGCTGCTGACTTTGCATTCAAACACGCAAAATGAATTTTGTAGATTTAATTATTGCCAACAAATTAAATGAGGCAAAAGAAAATTTATTATCTAGCTTGAATAAAATTGTTGAAGCTAGATTGAAGCAAGCAAAGAATTATGTAGCAGAAGAATTGTTTGATGAAGCAATAAAAAGAAATCCTAACATAGTTAAGATGGGTCGTATTACGAAAGTTCGCAGAAGAATAAGAAGAAATGCAAAAGGACGAATCGTAGTACAAAAAAATGTTAGAAAATCAGGCATCAAAGGATATAAAATATCAGGTAACACAGTAAAGAGAATACCTGCTACAGCAAGATTACATAAGGCTCGTATGTTGAAGAGAGCGTGGAAAACAACTAGAAGGGCTAAATTACGTCGTACTTTATTGAAGAGAAAGATATCAATGAGAAGACGTTCATCACTAGGACTAAGATAAAATGGCAATCGAACTTATTAACACACAACGTTCTTCATCAATCATTCGTATGGTTGATCCAGGAACCTATACTGTTTACACAAACAACCTTGCATTCAATGCAAACGAAACAGTAAACTCAATGAACATTCGTAAACTTGCTTGGTCAACAAACGGCAATATTTCTATTGCTCGTGGTTCTGTTCCAATCTTTTCTCTACACAATGCAGGTACTTTGCAATTAGACGAATTCAATCATACAGTCGCTAATACTAACTCAGGTACACTTGTTGTTACTATCACTACCGGTGGTTTCTGTTTAGTTGAAGTTACTAAAGATACAACATATACAACTCCATTAACAGGTCTGTAATATGAAACTTATCAGAGAAACGGTAGAGAACGTTCGCTATCTTACAGAGGCTTCCGAAAACGGAAAGAAGCATCTGTACATCGAAGGAACTTTTCTTGTTGGCGATGCCGTAAATAAAAATAATCGCATGTACAAAATGGACACTCTTCGTAACGAAGTCGCTCGTTACACAGAAGAGTATGTAAAAACAAATCGTGCTTTAGGTGAACTAGGTCATCCAGACACTCCTTCAATCAATTTAGAAAGAGTGTCTCATAAAATTGTTTCTTTATCTGAAAACGGAAATACATTTCACGGTAAAGCTCGTATTCTCGACACACCATATGGACAAATCGTCAAAAACTTTATCGAAAATGATGTAAGTATTGGTGTTTCTTCTCGCGCTCTCGGCTCTCTTGTTCAAACAAAAGAGGGCTATAATCTTGTTCAAGACGATCTAAGATTAGCAACAGCAGCAGATATTGTTGCTGATCCTTCTGCTCCAGGTGCTTTTGTCAACGGTATCATGGAGAACAAAGAATGGATGTTCGTTGAGGGTAAGTTTGTAGAGTCAGATTTTGATTTTGCAAAGAGACAAATTATTAAAGCGTCTTCCAAGCAGATTGAGGAAGTTGCTATAAAATTGTTTGAAAACTACCTCAGAAAACTTTAATTTTATAAATAAGAAATCATAAGGAGATTCCTAATGGCAACAAACAAACTTATGGAAGCCGCAGCAGAAATTCTTGCAGGTAGCAAGAGTAAAGCACCGGCTATGCCATCGCAAAAAGCAGAAGACTCAGGCCAAGTTGTTGTTGGTGGCCCAAGCCAAGATGTAGGTTCAAATAAAGTAGGTGATGACATTTATGCATCATCGAAAATGAATGCTACTTCTGGTGCAAAAAGCGCAACAGCACCAACTACTAAACCTTCAGCCGCTTCTTCAGATACTCAATTAAAACTTGGTGGTGGTAAGAAGACTATGGGTGAAGAAGAAGAACTTTCAGACGAAGAAGTTATCGCTGAAACTGATGAGCAGTTGGAAGAAAAGAAACAGTGGAAAGCAAAGATGAAAGAAGATGTTGATTCATTGTTTGCTGATGATTCTACTATTTCAGAAGAATTCAAATCAAAAGTTTCAACTATTTTCGAAGCTCGTGTAAATGATCGTGTTGCACAGATCGAAGAAGAAGTTGAAGCAAAGTATGCCGATATGTTAGGTGAAGCAGTCGAAGAAATTCGTGCTGATCTAACAACTAAAGTCGATGACTATCTAAACTACGTTGTCGAACAATGGCTTGCAGATAACGAAATCGCAGTTGAATCAGGTCTACGTGCCGAAATCACTGAAGATTTCATCAATGGTCTACGTAATCTATTCGCTGAACACTATATTGATGTTCCAGAAGATAAAGTTGACCTAGTTGACGAACTTGCAACTCAAGTTGAAACACTTGAAAGCAAACTTAACGAAGAAATCGAGCGCGGTGTTTCTTTCGCCAAAGCACTCGTTGAGTCACGCAAGAATGAAGTTACCCGTGAGGTGTGTGAAGGTCTTACCGCTACTCAAGTTGAAAAAATCAAATCACTCGCAGAGGGTGTTGAATTCTCCACAGAGGACGAATACAAAACAAAACTTGAGACAATTCGTGAGAACTACTTCCCTTCAGGTGCCAAAAAGGCAAATGAAACACAACTCCATGAGCAACTAGAAGACGCAGATGATAAGAAAGTTGAAATCAACGATCCATTTGTGGCTGCTGTTTCTCAAGCAATTTCAAAAACAAAAATTTAATTAGTAACACTTAAGGAGAAAGTAATGTATCTTTCAGAGAATCTACAAAAGAAATGGGAAGGTGTGTTGGATCACCCTGATCTAGCCCCTATTAAAGACCCATATCGCAAAGCAGTTACTGCAGTTATTCTAGAAAACCAAGCAGTTGAAATGATTAAGTCAGGTCAGATGCTTGCTGAAGCTACTCCAGCTAACGCTGCTGGTACAGGTGGTTTCGGTGGTTCTGCTGCTGCTGGTGGTCCAGTTGCTGGTTTTGATCCAATCTTAATCAGCTTGGTTCGCCGTTCATTGCCAAATCTTATCGCTTATGACGTTTGCGGCGTTCAGCCAATGACAGGTCCTACCGGTTTGATTTTCGCAATGCGTTCAACCTACACCACTGCAAACGTTACCGCTGGTGCAGTTGAAGCATTCTACAACGAAGCTAACACCGGTTTCGGTGGTATCTCAGGTGCTCAACAAGCTCTAACTGTTGGTCTATCAGCAAACACCAACAACACCTTCGTTGGTAACGCTGCTGCATGTACTGCAATGGCAACCGCAACAGCAGAAAACTTGACTCCTGCTGAAATGGCATTCTCAATCGAGAAAGTAACTGTTACTGCAAAGACTCGTGCTTTGAAAGCAGAATACTCAATCGAACTTGCTCAAGACTTGAAAGCAGTTCATGGTCTAGACGCAGAAACAGAATTAGCCAACATTCTTTCAGCAGAAATTCTAGCTGAAATCAACCGTGAAGTTGTTCGTACAATCTACGGTACAGCTAAGACTGGTTGTGCAGTTGGTACTACTACTGTTGGTGCTTTCGACCTTGACACCGATTCAAACGGTCGTTGGATGGTTGAAAAGATCAAAGGTCTTGCATTCCAAATCGAACGTGAAGCTAACACCATTGCCAAGACAACTCGTCGTGGTAAGGGTAACATCATGATCTGCTCTTCAGATGTTGCTTCTGCTTTCGCAATGGCTGGTCTTCTTGACTATCAATCAGCACTACAAGGTCAAGTTAACCTAACCGTTGACGATAC